CTCATTACTAGCCATCAGCTCCTTCCTGTGTAGTGTCATCATCGCCCATCGTTAGCGGTTGCAACTCACTGGAATAATCAAGTAACACCCCAAGCTCACGAGCCCTATCCTGTTCGAGCTTCCGTTGTTCAAGGACTTCCTCCCAATCACGACCGGATGCTGCGCACACGTCCTCTAGGGTTGTAAGACCAGATTTAATAGCTTCCTTATTGGCGTTAACCTCTTTTACTGGGTCAATCCAAGACCACCCTGGAGCAAGCCAAGATACCTCTTGGTATTTGTCTTTGTTCGCCAGGTAATCTGGAGGTAATTCACCAGATAAATAGAGGGCATCAATAAAGGCTCTCCAAATTGGCATACAGAAGTGTGCGATAACAAACTCTTGTAATTGTCGGAACGTCTTTTGGTCCTCTAACAGGTTCTGACGTGCGGCCGAGAAGTTACCGGATATATTACGCGCTACGATGTCAGCGCTCATACCAAGACCGGACGAGATACGTCTAGTCTGAGTTGCCGAATATTCGCTTGCAGTACCAGCGTTACGCTTAGGGTCTGCAAACTCAATGGACTCACCAGGGCTTAGGTGTCTAACCATACCTGGTGCCATTGTCATGCTAGGTCTACCCTTACTATCACGTGGAAGCAAGCTAGCTTGTCTAGCAGAATTCTGAGAAGTGATAAATGCACTGAAGCACGCTGATACACGTGCGGCGATTAAGTCTGCATCCATATACTCATCGATATCATGGATCCGACGCAAGACTAACGCCAAGTGACTCATACCACGAATTTGTGTTGGACGATTTGGTTTAAAGAATAAGAACGCTTGGTCTGTAGTTAACCGCATAGCCTCAAAGGTTCTCACACCCATAGGGTCCGCTTGGCTAACATGGTATGCTACAGGCTTTCCATATTCGTTTACCTCAACACCGCTAATGATGTTATTATTGCCATATTTGATGTCTATGGCCCCTATGTTCTCCGCCTCGATTAATTGGATAGCCAAAGGGAGATAATCGCCCTGTGCGGTCTTATTTACAAGAATTTCACCATCGTACAACATTCTGCGTAGTGCCATTGTTTGCAACTCGTAGAAGTTAGATATACCACGTACGTCGGCATTACCGGCTTCTGTCCATTTCGCCCAGGCACGCTCAATCTTATTGTTGAGTTGGTTATTGAGCTTACCGCTCTTATGACGGACCTTAGCTTGTGGCTTGATACCTGGTCCAATTACGTTACGTAAGATGGCAATAACCGCAGACTCAGCTAAGTCACTGTTCATCTCAGCAGACCTTGCACGGCCACGAATAATATCACGTGAACCTGTTGCTAGTTGCTCAGCCGTACCAAATGCAGGCTGCCAATCACTATTTAGTCTGTCCATTGATGCGGCGTCGTATTGACGGAGTGCTTCACGTGCTGCCATTCGTTCTAGTGCACGTTCAGGGTTAACCCATCCGATTACTTTATCTAAGATATTCATCGTCCACCCCATGTTACGTATGCATCAACTTGATATCCATTTGACTCTTCATGTACTCGTTGCATTAGCGTTTGTTCGCGTGCATAGAGTACTGGTAAGTCAATCGTCTTGAATCGTTTACCACCAATCTGTAACTCGGAATATCCTTTAGTTTCGATATCCTCGATGACTTGGCGGACACGTTCAAGTTGTTCATTTACATCGCTCATGGTTCACCTCCTATCTAAACCAATGGCCTGTGCTACCGATTCCGCTTCCGTAATCCTCATAGGATGTAGTATCTTCAGCTTCTTCGTAAAGCTCAGGCTCTACTAAATATTTAACTCCGGCAATATCAGCTACTGCCGCGTTATAAGTACATGTATCTAGCAAGTGATTCATAGGGTGCCCGGTAAGTGGTTTCCATTTAACGGTTACCTCACCAGTTTTCACATTTCGAATTTCTTGCTTTTCTTCTGCCCTTAAGTGGTCCATATATTCTTGAGGGCAGTTCTTGAATAAATGGATCGTACCGATTTCATCTATAGGCCTTACCATTCGAGCGAAGATAAAGTCTTTCCAATAATCGGTATTTAGTACATACAGTTTCAAGCCACCGATAACACCCTTTTCAACACTTGACATTGAATACGGTGCGGTCATGGTTGTACTGTTGGACGAACCTTTAAGAGGAATACATATTTCAGGGAACCTTGCACAGAATTGGTAAACCTCATCTGTTCTAAACCCTGAGTCAATACCGGCCTTCATCACCTGGCGTGGTTCTCCAAATTCACTTGGATACTCACGATTGACGATAATCTCTTCTAGGTCATCCCATGTACTTGCTTGGCCATAGTCGATTAAGTATGACTTAACGCCTGGCGCATACGCTCTCACTTCCCACCAGAAGTAATCGAGCTGTACGTCAACGCTAGCAATAAGGAGTGTAGCCTTATCCGGTACAACACCTCTGTCATACGTTGACTCTGTGAACTGGATATCTTGCGTGCTCTTAGTTTTAGCAGACCGCCAAGGTTCAGCTAGCCAAGAGTTGATAAAGTTCATTAATTGGTCTGCGTAATCCTTAGAGGATAGGAATTCGTAAGCTACCTTACCAAAGGCTACCCAAGGACTGTATATAGAGGATAAGTGGTAGCCAACGGATCGTACTCTACAGTTCGGTACGTTCTCCGTTCGCCATTCACCTCTTCGCAGCATTTCCATTTTGTACTTATCTTGAATTGGTTCCTTGCAGTGCTCACATTCGTAGTACGCTGTATCACGTACTAGGTCTTTATTTCCGTTTGCACTTTCAGGCCATTTAATTTGTTTAAACTTGAGGGTCTGATATTCTCCGCAGTGTGGACAAGGTACGTAGTACTCTTTCTGTGCATGAGCGGATTTAAAAGCCCTCCATATATTCCCGTTTTCTACCGTAGGTGTTGATACCATCACGTGTTTGGCATCAACGAACGTCTTAGTACGTTCTGTGGCCAACTTGATTGGATTGGCTTCCTTGCCGGAGAACGCTGGGTATTTATCTATTTCATCAAAGAATACATATTTGATTGCCCTAGACGCTAGACTCGATGGCGAGTTAGCACCGGACAACACCATGTAATTGCCATTCGTGAAGTTAAGCTCCTTCTTCTGACTGGCGTTAGCATCATACATTTTCTCCAATGGTTCAGAGTTCTTTATCATTGGTTGTACACGTTTCTCACTATTGAACTCTGCCAGGGCATCTGTTGGGTATACCATCATGACAGGTGCTTGTGATTGATGTAGTGCATAACCAATCATATTGAGTTCTGCTTCCGTTTTACCTATCTGTGCACCAAAGCACAGTACGATTTGCTCAATCAGATCATTGTTAAGCATATCCATAGGTTCACGTAAGTATGGAGTACGGAGAGTGCGCCAAGGCCCAGGTTCAGCGCCGGTACTTGGTAGTACACGGAACTTATCAGCCCACTCAGATACGGTATATCGCTCTGGTGGTTTAAAGGCCTCTAGTTCGGGAGCTGTCCACGTAAACGAAAATTCATCGACGTTGTTTTTCAATGTCATAACAGATTCAGCTTTTGAATTCGTTTTATTTTTTCTTTTTGTGGTCGATTTCCGTTTTGGTGTACTTCCCTTCCCTCGAATAGCTTTCGAGGTACGTGTTGACACACTCATTCACCGTCCTCTCTACAATCACCCTTGTATCTGCGTCTGGGAATTCTTTGCTAACCGCTTTGGCTAGCAGACCAAGGGATGACTTTAGTTCTAATACGCGTCCAGTCCATTCACGTTGTACATCAGCCACATCTATGTACTGACCATCTAGTACTTCGCTTAGTCGCTTTTCACGTTTGGCTCTGGCTTCCTTATAGTCCGCCTCGGCTTCTAATTTTCGTTGCGCTGCCGACTTCGTGCCGTCCTTATCCTTTGACATTCCTAGCCAAACAAGTACTTCACGAATGTTCCACCAACCGGTGGCCACCTTCGGCATACCCGCACGATTATGTCTACTGATCATTTCGGGTCCTAGGTCTAAGATTTGACATAAGACCGCAGTGGTTACTATGAGCTCACCATGTTCGCTGAACTTGACTTTAGGTCTCTCGACTGCCATTTCCGACCTCCTTTCCAAGTGTCCTCTCCAAAAGTACTTTCTACTTGATTTTTTCTCTCACAGGCAGAACAATATCGCGCGGAGCCGACCACCGCTGGTTTTATCGCTAGGGAGTACCTTTTATCATTCATTCTCAAAATAAAAGACAAAAGGTCAATGGTCGAACTTTTGGAGAAGTAAGCAAAAGGGACTACGTGGTTGTGCGTAGTCCCTTTTGCTTACTTCTTGTGCTGTAATAGCCCATGGAGGTTTGTACAAGAAAGGTATTCACTATGAACGTACCCTACAGTGTGTGGTAACAATAGGACTAATGGCTTAACTCCTATCGCTCCACACTTGTAGCCTATCACAAGTGGTACCTCTAATTGTATATTGTCTTTATTTATTTTTAGAAAATACTTGACAAAAGCTTTTCACCGCGTTCCGTTGGATATTATATATCTGTGCTTCACTGTAACACATATCCTCGATGACCTCCTTCATGCTCATCCCGAAGTAGTATCGGTTCTCCAAGAATGTACGCTCAATGTCATTAGGTATCTTACAGATAAGCGTCCATAGCTCATACCGTTCCTTAGACAAGGTACGGAATTCATTATTAAGGTCACGTTGCGCAGTGTTTAAGTTAAGTTGTTGCTCTGGTGTATTCGACCGTTCGTCTTGTGCTTCCACCTCCAGGCGTTGTAGATGTGACTCAATGTCTTTCATGCGCCTACGACTATTCAGTAACCGTTGTAGCTTCCTAACCCCTGGATGCTTACTCCCAGTACATGACTTAGTATTCATAGGCATCACCTAAGATAACTTATGATGAGGAGCAAATACTTCCTCAGAATCAAACTTAATAGTTGCACTCTTACATTGATCATGAACGGCAAGCATCATAGCATTAACCAATAAGGGGATATGATTATCATCTTTAGAGAACTGCTTAGCAACGGCAGTCACCAACTTAGTAGCCATATAGATTGCCGTAGTAGGATTTGCATTTTCAATAGTGATATTACATGTTTCTGCATCATTGTTAGACTCAACAATAATGCGTGCTGTTTTATCTTCCATAATAGGCCTCCTATACTTCTTGCCATTCTTGTAAGATTTCACTATACCGATACATCGTAGTATTAGTTAACTGATACGCAGCATCGTTTAGGTTATATCGATTAATCCACGCACGGTAGACATCGGTTAAGTAGTCTTGTAACTCAGCCTTTTGGCTAGGTGTAACCACATTGTCATGAAGGTAGTAAACCTCTTCGCCTTGGTCTACCTCATCTTGACATCGCTTAATGTCATTCTGAATAACTTCATCTACATTGATGTGACATTGGTATGGTACAGCACGACCTATTACAATGGTCATACCTTCACATGGCTTACATTGTTTAGCTATCCAATGTAGTTCCTTTAATGCTTCGTCCCAGGTATCACACGCCATAATATATTCATGACGATCTAATGTGACGTATCCGCCAAATAGTGGTTTCATTTCATCACCTCATTAATGTACCTATCCAAATACCACCGTGCTTTTCTTAAGGTCCTCTAGCTTATCGCCTTTAGCCCCTGCACGTGCGACATATTTAATAACATTCCCTAGGTGGAACGATAAACCTTGGTCTTCAATGAAATCGATAACTTCAATCTTGCCACGATTATAATGTGAAGGATGGTCAACCACATTAGAAATTGAGATAGGCTTCACGTCAGTAGTAACCAATAAGTCTTTTGTGCTATCTGCTGTAATATAAGATTCAGTAGTTTCCATTTTAGAAATAACTGGAGGTACTTCATCAACATTTTTAGATTTATTATCTTTAGGTGATACCTTTTTCTTAGGTTTATTCAACATATCTCTACAAGCAGGACAATTCACCGCAGGTCTACCTTTGCCAGTCTGCTCGAACATCTTGCCACAGTTCTTACACTTAGTCATAACTTTCTCCTTCACTTCCTCTTTAGGTGGTTCATCTTTAGCAGGTGTAGGTGGTGTATCCTTATTAATGATAGCCATCAGTTCTTCTTTAGCACATTGAACAAAGTACTGTTCATCTTTCTTTGCTAGGAATGTACGTCCACACCGAACACATTTTCTTGCAAGTGGCATCTTATAGTCTCCTTTCTAAATATGGTTCATGGCATTCCATTCTTCTAATAGGAAGATAGCCTTACCATGTTTTTGAGCATATTCAAATTCACCATTACACCCACGACTAGATTGCCAATCTGGACATAGTACTAAAATGTCACAATGGCTAAGTAATCCTAAACAGATATCTAATCCTTTTTGGTAATCATCACCAGTCAGATATACATAGCCATAGTTATGGATAGGTGATACATAGTCGTGGTTCAAATCATTTAGTACTAACTCACCCATGATTGCATCAATCTTTTTACGGTTGCTTTCCTTACCACCATAAGGATGTGCAACATATACAAGTTTTTTATTCATAGCTTCAACCTTTCACTGTAGTTCATCTAATGTTTCAATGTGAACCCATATCCCTGTGACTGGGTTCCAGTATTTTTCAGTAACCTCACTGCACACCTGGGAATCATCATTCCAATAGTTTAGCGAAGTCATACAATCTTTAAACAATTTAATAAGGTTATCTGTATCAGGCTTAGTGGTTTTCCATTGAGCCTTCTTACAATTAGCCTTACCAAAGCACCATTTGGTAACCAATCTAATAGGCCCTTGTATTGGATCCGCAGGAGCATGTGGTGCTAGTTCTTCAGTGAATAACTTCCGAATAGCTTTTACTTCAGCCGATTCATAGAACCTTGGGGTACCATTCTTAACAGTTACCCTCTTTTGTTGATGGGTACCTGTTGGAACCTTGCGAAGAGGGATAAAGAATTCAATTACCATTCTTTTCACCTCGCATAGCCATGTTACGTTCGTACTGAGCTTTCTCTTCTGCCTCCCATACTTCCACTGGAATCATGAATACACGATTGGTAATTACATAGCTTTTAATATGGTGAGCGTTTACTTCAACGATTGAAGCATGCTCGTTATACTGTTTATAGATTGGTAACCAATTCCTATTGGCTATATATTCGTCAATAACTGGTCTAAGATTCTTAAATGATTTAGGTTTACGTTCATACAGATGGTCATGGTCACCTGGTATATATACCCACCCAGTACATTTACTACCATTCTCTTTCATGGCTATCCGCAGGCGCACCCATAATTCATTAGGAATCTTATTCACTGTAATTAGATCCAATGACATATTTACACTTCCTTAATCTATGTCTAATACGCTTGATGTTGTTACCAATATAAGCGCCTACATCACATTGCAAGTTACGTTCTTTATGTTGTTTATCCATTCTAGCTTTGTACATTATGTAGCTAACACATGTACCATGACAGCCAACTGAACGCAGCTCGCAATTCTTACATGGAGTTTTCATCATCTATTTACCCACTTCATGCACCCAATTCGCATATAGTATTCCTTTTCTTTTTCATTCAACTTAACAGAGCCTTTTCTTCGTTTAGCCATTTTTTTATAGCCACCAAACTCATAAATATTACCTCTAAAATCGAATGTATCTATTTCATCAATTAAGATTAGTCCAGCATCACCAAGTAATTTATCAATCGTTTCATAATGATCCTCATATAAATCTCTTGGTATTGCGTAATACAGATACATCACATTGTGATTATCGTGATAACGTGCTTTCTTGAAATCATTCCTGAAATCATTTATATTCGTTTTGATTTCAATTTCTGTTAAGTGCAAAGTGTTTAGGTTGAAGTAAACAAAGTCAGCCTCATATGGTGGCTTTCCACTATCTCTCAGCAGAACGTTTGGTATGCAGATGTTTTTTAAATATAAATGCTTACCAAGCACATATTGGATATCAGCTTCATTCATTCAAAATAACTCCCATCATCACATTCAAAAACTACTACCCAAACCTTTTTAATTGATTAGTTATAGGAGGCATATGGGTGGGGGAGTCTACGACCCCCACCATATGTACTCCAACTATCAATCAGATTCAAAATTTCATTCACACCTATATATATATATAAGGTGTGGTGGAGCTATTGTTAACCTATTTAAAATTAATCTATGTTAACATTTTCGCTCGAAACAATCTCACCCAATTCGACTTTGAAGATGGGCATTTCTTTTAAATATCTTCTAAGTGTAGTTTCAGATATTTGCATAATGTCCATGACCTCTTTTATGTCAGCTCGGCCACTAAAACCATTCTTAGCAGCGGCGATGTTAAAGGCATCGACTAACTGTTGTTTTTTCTTTTCTTTAGCTGACTGCTTAGCCTTATTCATTTTGTTAAGGCCTTTTTCTTGAGCATCTTTAAACATAGCCATAGATAAGAAGCCACTATCATCGACCTTATGTATTGGATATTCAAACCATAGATCAACAGGTTTGAACCGAGGGAACTCACGTAACGTACCTTCCATTCTCCATGCAGTACATTGGTTAGTATCAACTGGAGCTCCTTCTAATTTGTTTTCGTCGAGGTTTTCAGCTTCGATTTCTAGCAAGTCGATTAAGGCATCTGGGTCACGAGCGAATACACCGGAGCCGGATGCACGGTCCATAGACCGCTTACCAGTTTGATTGCCCTTAGAATGATGGTGACAATAGATGACTGCACATTTTAGCTCAGTACATACCTTGTCAAATTGGTTACAGAAGTTAGCCATTTGGTCGGCACTGTTTTCATCGCCAGTGATTACCTTATAGATAGGGTCAATAATGATAGCTTTGTACTCTTTCTTTTCAGCCCTACGGATTAGCTTAGGTGCTAATTGGTCCATAGGTAATGACTTACCACGTAAGTTCCAAATAGATATCTTATCTAGGTTGTTCGGCTCCAGGTGCAATGCTTCATATACATCCTTAAACCGATGTAAGCATGACGCACGATCAAGTTCTAAATTTACGTAGAGTACTTTACCCTGTGCGCAGTCAAATCCGAACCACGGTCTACCTTCTGCAATAGAGATACATAATTGGATAAGTGCGAATGACTTACCAGCTTTAGACGGACCCGCGATTAACATCTTATGACCTTCACGAAGGATACCATCAATTAAGCTAGGAGCTAAGTCCGGCATATTATCCCAAAGTGCCTCTAAATCTTCCGGCTCAGGTAAGTCATCATTGACAGTAGCTATCCATTCTTCCCATTCCTTGAATGACTCTTTACCAATATTCGTAGCGATTAAGAATTGAGGTTTACCGGCACGCATTACACCAGGCATACGTGATAACCGGCTAGGGTTTTTATTTTGCTTATCAACCTTGAACCCATTCTTCTGTACGATTTGATATAGGAAGTCTACTCGATTACGGTACTCAGAATAATCATTGGCATCAATATGCACGATGGCATGGATACTTTTACCCCCGCTATATACCATAGCTGCGATTGGTAACTCTAATTGCTCTAGGATAGCCTTTTGCTTTCCGAGTTCCATGTTGTCAGACTCAATCAATGCAAATTTAAAGGATGCTACGTTGTCATTCTTTACACCTTTACCATCCAATGCATTAAATCGTATCCATGCCCCCGCTTCTTCATCGAGTGTGCCTATTGCATCATCAACCTTTTTATTAGCTCTCA